AATTAAACTTCAATTGACATGGGTAAACTTACAAAGAATCAAAAGTTAGTTAAAGATAAGATTGAAGCGGGGAAAACGTACACTCTTAAGGAAGTTACACACCAGATATTGTCGACAAGCTCAATGATGATCTCACCCTTTTGTTAATGAAACATCAGGTTTCCTTTTACATGTACACTTACGAGTACATGGGATAGTGACAGATGACTACTTACTCTACCAGTGTTCGCGTCCCTGACGTGATCATTACCCGTAGAAAAGTTAGTACAACGTGGACCGAAACTTCTTCATCAACACCGATTGTTATCGGTAGTAATGTAGTTGATCGGAACTCGAATCCTAACTATCGGATCCAGATAGCGAAAGGTATAGACGCGGGACGACCATATGCTCGAACGAGCTATGAAATCGCACCCGGATATTACCGGATGACGTCTTCGGGGCCAAACGTCCGAGAATCCTATTACTATAGGACAATCGGCGCTCAACTTCCGTTGTTGTTACCCTCTTTCACCTGGAATGGTCGTAATGTTGTGTCAGAAGCATCGACACGCCTACGGCGTAAACTTCGTGAAACTACTGGATCGTCTAACCAGTTAGCTAACTTGGTTGAACTTCGTGAACTCCCACGTACTATTGTGGGGGCCGCGGAATCAGCATTAGGTTTGTTATCCTCGGTTAGTACATCTAAGAGAAAAGGGAGAGATTTACGTAAATATGCATCTGATGCTTGGTTGACGTGGTCCTTCGGGATCTCGCCTACCTTAGGAGCAATTGATGATTTAATTGCTTCCATCGATGCATACAAAAATCGCCAAGACATATGTCAACGCGATTACGGAATCGATTCAGCCGATGCTCACCGGTCTACCGGTGGTCCGTCTGGCGGTCCTGATGGTTATCAGGTACGCCTTAACGGCCATTTTGAGCAGAGCTATGGTTGTAAGTTGTCCGCTGCATATCGCGTCAATTTACGGTCCGACAATAGTTATACCATGGCTAAACACCTTGGTTTTTCTATTGATAAGGTTGTTCCAACTGCGTGGGAATTACTTCCATTCAGCTGGATGTTCGATTATTTTTCGAACGCCGGACAATATCTTGAGGATACTTTCGAGGTTTCACCATCGAAACAAATTTACTTGTGTCAGTCAGTGAGAAACACCATTATTGGTGAAATTCACGCTACACCTGTAAAGTTGAATCAAGGTTTTGCTCTTTTGGACTTCAAATACCAGCCTTGTAAAGTTAAAATGATTCAATTTACAAGGACTCCCTTAGCAACTTTACCTCGTGCCACACTTCGTCTCAAAACAGCGAACGAAGTAGGGTTTTCGGCAGTTACCAAGCTGCTTAATCTCACTTCCCTTCTGGGAAGTAAATCTTAACAAAGGACTTCCTATGTCTTTCGCACCAACCAGCCCCATTACTGGGGCAGCAGTCGCTGGTTTAACTTCACCAACCTACACTATTGCAGTTGATGTTGCCCCGTCAATAAACGGTAAGCAATATGCTGTAACAGCTGTAGGTGGAACGCAAACTGGGGTTGACATCAATACGGTTTCAAAACCGTTTACGGTGTCGTTTTTTCGCCCCGTTTCGCTCCGCGCCTTGCCTGGCGTCAATCCGACGACAGGTGTTATCAAAAATATCCCCATGAATCAGTACAAACTGATTACAAGGAAAGGTGTTCTTCCTGCTGCAAACCAAAGTATCATGGTTGCTAGGATAACTACCATAATCGAAGTACCCTCAGGCGCCGATACAATGGAGCCTGAAGACCTACGTGCGATGATTTCTTCGCACTTCGGTTGCGGGTGGGCACAAGCATCTGGCATTGCCGATACTGTGATCACTGGCGTACTTTAATTTATTTTTGATACACTCATCAGGAGATATCCCGTGAGCAAGACTAATGATGATAGGTTAAATGGCCTTTATCAAAGCCTGTTAGCTGACCTTTCCACTGAAAATACTTTTGCAAGTATTCGGTTAAAAGAAAGGGCGCGAAAGCGCATGCGTTTCTCGAATGATTTATCATCCGAGAGTCTAGACAATTTCAAGAAATTTAATGATTTCATTGGAAAAGTCGACTTGTCGAACCTCAATATTGATTTAATAAATGAGGCTCGTTATTTTATTGAACGGAAGATGGAAAATTATATGACGTCGTTAGACGCAAATAATATTCAAATTCCGTTCTCACAAGATAGGTTGTATGATAATTGGCGCTTTGGTCCTGGAGCTTCTTACGAAGTCTCTGGTACCCATTGCGCTGAAAAAATCTCGCAACCTATGACATGTACGCAAAATGCTGAATCTCTGGTTGTCAATTTACGGAAAACTAATCCTTACTTTCACTCGTTTGATTCGAGTAATAAAAAGTTGGGGATTACCGTACACAGAGGTTCCAAGCTAACTACTGTTCCCAAAAACGAAGACACTATGCGCGTAATTGCAATAGAGCCTTCTGGAAACATGTGCCTTCAACTTTCTGTTGGGGCGTTTCTAGAAGGAGTGTTGCGTAGCATTGGTTTAGATATAAGGAATCAACAAACAAAAAATCGTTTGTTAGCTAAACGCGGGTCTATAGACGGAAGTCTTATGACCATTGATTTGAAAAACGCGTCCGATTCCTTTAAACCTGAACTCGTGCAAGCGCTTGTCCCAGCATCTCTATATGAGACTCTGATGAACATCCGTTCTCCAGAGACTTATATAAACGGTGAATGGGTGAAACTCAACATGATATCAACGATGGGAAATGGTTTTACTTTCCCGTTAATGACATTAATATTGTGTTCACTCATTTACGCTTACCGACGACTTTACCGTAATGGACCTAATCTTAAAATCGATTGGTCCACCGCGGCAGTTTTCGGTGACGATATCATCATTGAAACCGATGAATATCCGTTCTTGGAAGTGCTAGGGCAATGTGGTTTGATTGTCAATTTCGACAAATCATATAGTGAAGGTCCATTTCGTGAATCATGCGGAGGCGACTATTTTGAAGGGCAAGATGTTACACCCTTCTATGTCAAGAACCTCTTGCAAGATTCCGATATCTATGTAGCTATCAATCAAGTAATGGAATGGTCTGTCAAACACAAAATGTTATGGCATTCTCTAACCTACTTGAAAGAGTTGCTACATGGAGAACCTTTCTTCGTCCCTGAGTGGTCTAACCCTGATCAAGGGATTAGAACGCTTATGGTTAAGCGACGATACAAATAC